CGTTACTCAGGGTAAAAAAAGCTCAACCCAACAGGGATACCTCCTTTGTTCTCATCACCACACTCACTACAAGTATCGCTAAAAACAAACTCCACTGCGGGAAGCATCTTTGAGTATTCTTTCGAAAAATATCTTGAATCTCGGATTGACATATTTTGCACAAAAGAAGCGACAAACATTGGGTCTTCATTACCATCTATAGATTCAAAAATTTGTCTATATCTTTCAATTATGAATTGTTCTGAAAAGCCATGTTTCTTCTTTTGTTTAATTCTTTCTAAAATTTTCTCTTCATCCGACCCAGTTAAAATTCTAGCCTTAACAATCTTCTTTGAAACGGGGAGTTCAATTAAAATTCCGGCATCTGATTTAATTTTTTTAAAATCAATCTCAGAATGGCGAAGTTTTCCTAAATCTACTGAGGCTTGATTTTTTTCGCCACAGGAACTACAGGCATAATTAAATTCATATTGTTCGCCATAAGCATTTATTCTACAGGCAATTTGTAATGCTGACTTATCGCCGCTCAGCAAAGATTCGACTTTAACTCTTTTGTCAAGAATGACACTTTCAAGAAGCCGATCCAAAACAACGCCCTTTTCGATATAAGAAGAGTTTAACAATATGTCTTCTTCTTTTGTGGTCATATATTTTATTTCTATAGTTTCTTTTCCATAAAGAGGGTGACCTTCTGAATAAAGCAGTCCTCTAGAGGGCAAATCCACCAGCATGGTGGGCACTGTGTAAACACTATTTGATTGTTGGCTCTGTGCACTAGCCATCATATTAAGCAGATTCGGATCAATCTGCGGTGTATCTTGTTGATTCATTTTAACTCTTATTAATTTCTAAATTTTGTTGATATTGGTCTCAATCCGACTTCCAAGCAGCGAAAGGGTCTCCCGAAGCCGCTGCGGCGTCGGCGACCGCAAGTGTGGCGAAGTCATATTTTACAGCAACAGAAATATTTGTTAAGCTGTCTTGGTCATAACTTAGTTGTGAAGGCTTCATAGAAGTTATATACGCTCCGTGCAATTCCCAAGTTTCAACAATTTCCCCATTGGCGTTTAATGACTTTATTTTAACAGGTCCTAAAGCTTCTGTTAACTGTAATTTTGCCAAATCCTTAAAAAAGGCAGTATTAACTTCGTTTGGAGGATCCCAAGAAAGATCTGTCAGCTTATTATAAAAATAACCCAGAACAGTTGTAAGAGAGTAGCCATCAAATATTTCTCTTATGGTAAAATTAATCGGATCCCAAGTTATGCTAACCGGAGTTGAAAAAGTCCAATTTAGAAGCTTGTTATCTTGAGTTTGGACTCTATACGAGGGCCTGTCAACATTTATAATGTAAGCAACGTCAATGCCCCTCAATTCTAAAAAAAATCTATGAGTAGCTTGTAAGACGCCCTGTTTGGTGATTAAAGCTCTTGGGCGGCCACCATCCGGACCCACAAGGGCCTCTTCAGAGCCAGCTAAGACTCCATATCTCGTTATACCTAAAGCACTTCCCCAAAACATCTAAAGTAATTAGGTATAGTTTAAGAAATTTTAACCGATTGTTATTAAGTCTTGGTTGATTTCTAGATCTGCCCAATCATACACAATTGTAAGATTTAGATTTAACAGTTCTTCTGAAGAGTAATCTAAATCATCATGAGTAATCTTGGTGATCCAAGCGTTGTTTAATGTCCAAGTTTCTGCGACTACACCATCAGCATTTAAAACCTGAACTTGGATGGTGCCCAAGTTGCCATTAACAAAGTTTTTCTTGGAAATTGAAAAACGGTGATTGTTGTTATCACCGGCCCACGTAGAAGGGGCTCTATAGCCGGCGGCTCTAATAATATTTAGTAGTCTTCTGGATGCATCAAAGTCAATTGGGTCAACGAGAGAAACTTCAATATTATCCCAAGTTACTCTGCCGGGAAACTTAAACTCATGTCCTAAAAAGTTGTGTTTGCCGCCTTCGGAAACAGTGATGTTTGGCCTTCCGGCGGTTCTTACGACCCAAGCCGGAACGTCGCCAAGAACTAAAATATATTTAAATTTTCTTTTAGGCTCGATTCCGGCGGCCTGCCACGGTGGTAAACTAGTTGGCTGTCCCATTTATATATCTCCTATTAATCTTCGAATGAAGCCCCTGTATTAGTAATTATGAAGTCAACTGCAATAAATTCAATTGCTCTGGCCGGCTTTAAGAAAACCTTAGCGTACATAATGTTTTGATCGATTAAATCTGGCGTTGTAGTCGTTTTATCTAAAACCAATTTATAATCAGTTAAGCCAAACCGAGCCTTGACATCAGCCAAGAAAGGATTAGCTCTTGAAATAAATCTATCCCAAGTTTCTTGTACGTTCGGCTCAAATAGAAGTTCGTTAGAAATTCTAGATATGCCCTTTTTAACAAAAAGGAGCAGCCTTCTGACATTAATTCTATCTAGAGCGCTTCTAGTAACCTGCAATGTCTTTTGACCAAAGATTACAATGCCCTCGCTTGGGAAACTCGCGATTGGATTGATGTTGTTGTCATACAGGCTATCGCGGTCCTCAGAGGAAAGCTTATCAGTGACCCCCACAACGGGAAGACCGGCAAGACCACTAGACAGTCCACCTCGGTTAAATCCTGCTGGGGCAAACCAAGGAGCTTTGACCTTATCAGTATAAGACATCGCCCCCAAGGCCAAAACTGAGGGTGGCATATAAACCAGATCGCCAGTTATAGAATCCCTAACCTGAACAAATGGATAATAAGCGCAGCCGTAGCTATTATTGATGCCTCGGTCCTTTAGATTGCTAGTCACATCAGAAAGGGTGCCATAAGTAACAGCACCTCCGGTGGAACCACCTTCGTGCGAAGGTTGGAAATCACCCTCCAAGTCAATAATGGCCATCGCGTCGGCGCGGTCTTCTGTAACCCCAAGCAAATGACTTGTAAGGCTGTTATTGGTGATGCCGGGAATAGTAATTAAATTATACTCTACGAATTCCGGGTCTTTAACAGAATCAATAGCTTGTTTTATTGTATTAAAAGCATAGTTTGATACTTCAGTTGTACCATCATGGAACCGATTCCTAATTGGGTTCTTTTCAGTAATGTCCCAACCATCGGTGCCGCCGTGGAACACAGTTGTAAAAGACGAGATGCCTCCAGAAACGTGGTTTAGGAGACTTGTCCAACCTGTGCCTTCAGCAGTAATGGAACTGCCTGGGCCAAGGTCGTCAAAGACGCCCTCGTCACCCCTGCGACTATTAACTAAATACTCATATCTTTCGCGAGCGCCTGCGTATATAATATCATCAAGAGTAAAAACGAATTGATTATCCAAGTGGAGGTTCGCCATAGCAGGATGATGAATTTCCGAAATGTCAGCGCTGGGGGGTCGAACTAAGTCAAGGATGTCGTTATTGAAATTAGTAGCTCCATCTGCTTCACCGGTCCACACACCAAAGTTAACCTTGGAAGTATCTGTCAAACCATCCTGATCAGAATGTTGTCTTAATCTAATTTCTGGGAAAACAAACTTATAATTTAAATCGGTATGAGAACATGTAACAAAGCACTGTGCATTGAAGTTTTCAAGGTAAATTTGAGCACTCATCGGCCCGCCGGCGGCCATAATCTGCTCTCCATCTGCCACCGTTGGGACGGCCGAAGAGGTTGTGGACAACCGCAACACTTGAGTCTCCGAGCCAACGGCGCTGCTGCTGACGTGGAAATCCCTGTATTTGGGAGGACCAAAGACACCAAAGGGAACAAATTCCTCATTAGCCGTTCCAGCCTCTACTGTTGAATCAAGCTCGACACGAACATAATTTGATCTATTGGCGAATGCGCCCTTGAGCGCGAGCCTTCTTTTAGCTGTGTCGAATTCATAATATTGCGTACCAACTTTGTTAGCGATAAAATCTATTGATTTTGGATTTAAATTACAATTACTAAATTTTTCGACAACTTGTTGTGCCTTGTCAGTATCAGCAATATTTCTCAAAACAAGATCAAAAGTTGGGTGTTTCACAAAATCATTTGACGGCGCTTTGATATTTTGGATGCTAGCTTTTAAATTCCTTTGAACCCACTCGCCATGGCCCAGAGAGCACAATCTAAATAGTTTTTGCTTGTCTCTCGGATCAAAACTTCCCGTTGCAGATTGAGCCGTAAGATCTTGCGAAATAAACCAGCCTGTTTTTGGATCAGTGAATTGTCTTTTTTGATTAGCGTGGTTGAAATTGGGACCGTCCTCCTCACTGGCAACGATGGCGAGTATAATTCCCCAAGAGTCATTGTCCAATTCATTGGTGTCGTCTGGCTTGGTGGCTTTGGTGTATATCCCATCTGTAAAAACAGAAGACGTGCATGTCGTAGCAATATGATTCTGATATACGTTTGCGTAAGTTTCACCAAGCCAGTAAATCTCTTGTGCGTCGGATGGAACGAGATTATTGGCGTCGGACTTCTGGGAGATGCACAACGCTGGATTAGTGTTAAATACCTTTCTAATATACCTGTCGCTACCTTGGTCAAAGTTAAACGAAACTTCAACTGCTGGAGCATTGCTGGAAGTGAGAACAACTGTAAAGTTGCCTGATGAGTCCGAAGCAATCGGCTCTGCCTGCGCGAAAGTCTTGCTGGCCAAGCCGCCCTCGCCTTTCCGCTGGTGTGTTGACAGTCCCTTAAGACCGGCGCTGCCGTGATCAAGATACCAAATAGCAGCCAACGATCCCGTCGTCATTTTTTCGGGCGCAGTTCCTCCGTATGCAGAACCAGTGATATCTTTAGGAAACACCCAGAGGCCATAAGCACCGCCCCGGTTATCAGTGCCAAACAATCCCGGGGTGGCACTGCGTGTATGGGCCGTGCCAACGAGCGAGCCTGCCTGCGTCCAGTCTGTCGAGGCCTCGCTGACGGTCAGAAGCGTTGTGGTGCGCCAGCCCGCAGCAGCATCTCCATCAGTATTGGCCTTTCGCAAGTGATGCGTGCCGGCCAATCGGAAAAAAGTAATTGTTGGCGAATTTTTCAGCCATGCCTGAGCAGCATAAGCCCCGTAAGTCGGCGTAAGCTTATTGCCATTCCGCCAAACATCCGATCCATCGCCGCCCGGCACGGGCATACCATAAATATTAACGAACTCTTCAAAAGAATCGACCGTAACGGGACGCATTGCTGGTCCGCGAAGGGACCTACCAA